CGATTAATACATTTACCATCAAAAAATTGAAATAATGAGGATATATTTATCGGATAATGTGTTTATTGAACAATGTTCAGCAGCTCCATTCCTTTGGGATCTTTATACAGTTTCTAAAGGAATTAGAAAAGGTAAGGAAGAGTTGGTTGAATGGTTTAAGGCATCAGGTCTTGATTTAGGACAAGTTTTGAAAAAAGCTCCTGATTTTGAACTTAATGAAAAGTATAAATTAAACGAAGAAGAGTTTTTGAATTTGAAGGATTATGTAGAAGAATTTAAGAAGATTCAAGAAGAGATGTTTCAAAAAATAAAAATAACTTTAAAAAACAAAGATCATGCAATTTGACAGAAGTAAATTTAAAAAGACAAGTATTGAAGAAATTACAGTGGTTGAAAAAAGAGTCAATGCTACTATGGGTTCGCAAGGTGGTTACACTCAATTTATTTCACCAGTAGAAGGTGAAAACATTTTCAGGATTCTACCTTCTGTGAAAGGTATTTGTTATGCTCCATTGAAAACATCAAAGTTGAAAGTTGAAAAAATCAACTATGATGAAAATGGGAAGAAAACTGGAACCGAAATCAAGGAATCGAATGTTTTTTGTGCTGATGTTCACGGTCCAAATCTTTTGAAGGGTAAAGATCCTATTGTAACTTATATTTCTTATGTCCAGAAGAAAGCTGAGGAGGAAATTCAAGATGCGAAAGAAAGAGAGAAATATCTTTTTCCGATCAACGGTGGATATGTAAAAGGATCATGGGTATTTGGAATTAACCCAATGCTTGCTTATGTAGCTTATGTTGTTCCAGGTGATTCTAATGAGATTCGAAAGTTGCAACTTCGTCCAGCTTGGTTGAAAAGAATGAAGGAGATCTCTATTGAACAATCAGAGGATGATACATTATCATTGGATGTATTCTCAGGTGTTGACGATGGTTATCCGTTAAGAATTGTTGTCGGTAAAGATTCTAAAGGTAAGAAAAAGACTTATACTTTATCAGCAGTAACTCCTAAAAAAAGTCAGTCTTGGGAAGAATTTTTTGAAGAAAATGCAGTTTCAGATGAAATCTTGGAGGAATTGAGTGAATTAACACCATTAAGTGATATATATGTTGATTCTTATAGTGTAAAAGATTTCAAGATGGCTCTTGATGGTCTAAAGAGATTTGACGAAGAAATTGGTTACGATATTTTCGCAGACGATGCGTTTTTAAACGAGCTTGATGAGATGGCAAGTATGTTGCCAGAAGATGACGAGACCGAAGGTAGTGAGGATCCAGATGAAGAAGCTGAAGCACCTAAAAAACGTCCAGCGACTTCTAAACCAGTCAATAAGCCAACCACTAAAAAAGTAGAACCAGCAGTTCAACGTCCAGCAGCCGCTGCAAAAGTTAGTGAAGTGAAAAAATATCCTCCTTTGATCAAATTAAAGGCCTTTTTGGAAGAATACATTGAAAGAGAATATGAAGGCACAGAGACTTTACCAGATCTTTCAATTGTAGAACTCCGTGATTGGTATGACTTAACACAAGCTGGTAAATTGTTACCGTTTGATTTATATAAAGAAGATCCAAACGCAGTTCCTTTTGGTGACGAAACCGAAGATCCAGATGAAGAAGATGAGACCGGAGCTGAAGAGGGTGAGGCTGAAGATCCTATTGATGAAAGTAAAACGGCTAGTTCTTCAAGTCTAGCAAGTACTCGCGATAGACTTTCTGCTTTGAGAAACAAATTAACAAAGAAGTAAAAAC